ACTGATGAAATTAAGGTAACGGCTACTGGTGCAACAGATGTAGCTCTCAGCATAATGGAGATAACATAATGCCCTATCTAGGAAACGAAGTAGCACCTCTTGTCCAGGCATTAGAGGGCAAAGAACTAAAGCTTGATAGTGATGGTGATAGTAGTATCACTGCCGACACTGACGATCAAATTGATTTCAAGACTGGTGGCACAGATAGACTTCAGATACAAAGCACTGCTGGGAATAATGTTGTTATTGCAGATGGACTAACCCTTACAAATGGCAACATAGCTTTTGCTAGCGGTCATGGCATAGATTTTTCAGCTACAGCAGATCCTGCCAATGGCACAGTTAGTAGTGAACTGTTTGATGACTATGAAGAGGGAACTTTCACAGCAACTATGGCTAACAGCGTTACATTAAATAGCAGTTCCGATACACTAGCGTATACTAAAATAGGAAGACAAGTTACCGTTACAGGTCAAATACAAATTAACAATGATAACAGTAATAGCCACACTGTTATAAGCAATTTACCATTTACACATTTTACACAATCACCTAACGAAGATGCAGATCGTTCATTTTGTGCTGTGAGAGTATATAATCATGATATGGCAGATGATGCTCAATATGTTGGTGCTTTTACAGCAGAGAATACAACAAATCTTTATTTTGTAAATGTAAGAGATAACGCAAGTTCAACTGACTTAGAAGCAGATGCTAGTGGATATTTAATGTTCACGATTACATACTTTTCGACATAGGGAGAAAAAAAGAAATGGCATTAACAAAAGAAACAATAGAAGATAAAATAGAGGTTGTAGGACCATACAAAATTATACAGGTTAGGTATGCAACTGTAATAAAAGAGGATGGTAAAGAAATATCTAGGTCATATATTAGAAATTCTTTTTCACCAGATAGTGATACTTCAAACGAAAGTGCAGATGTAAAAGCAATGGTGGCACAGTTTCATACAGATGCAGTTAAGAAAGCATACGCTGACCATAAAGCAAAGGAAATATAATGCCATATATAGGACGCACATTAGGACAAGGCACACGCTCACGCTTTCTCTATACAGCTACGGCTGGACAGACTACGTTTTCTGGGTCTGATAGCCAAAGCAATACTCTCGCATATGCCGATAATAACGGATTAGATTGTTTCCAAAATGGGGTCTTGTTAAAAGGTGGCGGTGCAGATTATACAGCTACCTCTGGAACGTCAGTAGTCTTAACAACTGGTGCGTCTGTAAATGATGTTATCGAGATACTTGTCTATGATGTCTTTGCTATTGCTGACCATGTAAAGAAGTCTGGTGACGCTATGACTGGTGCGTTAACCAATATTGATGTGAATGGCACAGAGCTAATTCTTGATGCTGATGGGGATACAAGTATAAGTGCAACTACAGATGATACCCTTATTTTAAAAACAAATAGTAACACGGCTTTATCTATTGATGCTAATGGTCATGTTACTAAGCCATTACAACCAGCGTTTTCAGCTAGGGTAAATAATGCAATGTTAGACCTTTCAACTGCTACTAATCATACTATTACATTTGACCAAGAAATCTTTGACCAAAACGCTGACTATGATAATTCAACTTATACATTTACAGCACCAGTAACAGGAAAGTATCAATTTAATTGCAGACTTTATTTACAAAATGTTCCCGCTAATGCAACTTACGTTTTTTTTCAATTAGTAACCTCAAACCGAAATTATTTATTGCATATCAATGACATTGATACTGCCCGAGCTTATGATTTTCTCGGGGGAAGTATTCTTGCAGATATGGACGCAAGCGATACAGCTTACGTATATTTTTATCAACCAGACGGAAGTCAAACAACACACATACATAATGGAAATACTTATTTTACTGGGCATTTAGTAGCCTAGTATGCCAATGCGAAATAACATATCTTAAAGGAGGTAACAATGGCAAAACTTACAATAACAATAGAAGTTGATGACACTCAACAGTCTATATTAAAGAATGACTTGGTTGATATAAACACATGGGTGCAAGACGCAATGACTGGTAAAATAAACAACTGTTGGAAAAGGATGCAACAGGAATGGACAACAAAGTTAATGAACGACAGTTCTTTTACTGACCCAATCCCAAGCAATCAAGCTGATTTTGTAAAGTTAGTTCTTGCACGAAGTGACTACAAGAACCGTAAAGCAAGAGATGATGCCAACAGAATTGGAGGGTAAGTAATGACGAAGTGTGCAGAATTAGCAAACCTTATTGGCAACATCAACGCTGGTGGTGGTGGCACTAATAAAAATCTTATAATAAATGGAAACTGTGCTGTTGCCCAAAGAGGTACTCAAAGCAGTAAATCAAGTGACCACTATTCAGCCATTGACAGATTTCAAATACAGATGAGTGGTTCTGGTGCAGTAACATCTACACAGAGCACTACAGTACCCACTGGTAAAGGATTTAATAATTCTCTAAAAGTGGATGTTGTGACAAATAATGGTGGTTCAGAAGACTCAGGTGATTATCTATTAATAATGCAAAAAATAGAGGGTTTAAACTTACAGCAACTAAAGTATGGAACATCAAGTTCTGTACCTCTTGCGTGTTCGTTCTACGTGCGTTCTAATTTAACAGGAACATTTCAATTTCAGATTGAAGTGCCTGATAGTGGTAGTTATAAATATTATGGTAAAACTTATACAATAGACTCTGCGAATACATGGGAAAAGAAAACAATAAATATTGTTGCAAATACTAATTCTTCAGCAATTCCAGATGATAATACTGAGGGTCTAAGAGTTCAATGGCAATTAGTTGGTGGGTCAAATTATACGAGTGGTACATATACAGATGAAGCTTGGCATGGAACTGGTGGAAATCGCCTGAGTTCATCAGCAAACAATACTTTTGCTAGAAGCACAGACAATGAGTTTTTACTTACAGGTATTCAGTTAGAAGTAGGACAGAACCCAACAGAGTTTGAGCATGAACCTCATATGGTAACAGAAAATAAATGTATGCGTTATTTTGAGAATTTTATGGGAGCAAACGCTCATGGAGGTGAGTATGGTCAATCTTCATTCTATATTGGACACATACAATACAAAGTAAGAAAAAGAACTCAGCCAACTGCAAGTAATGAAGTTGGTGGAAATATAGGTAATATTTATGTTTCAAGTAGCGGTAGTTTAGGTAATCAAGACAATTTCTATTTTATAGGAAGTGCTGGAAGTTATGTAACCCAAGTACAAATAGATGCAGAATTATAAAGGTAACTTATGAATATTAAAGATGCACAATATATAAAAAATCCTATTGATAATGAGGTAAACATGATTAAAGCAACTATTGATGGAGAAAAATCATGGGTACCACTAGACCCTAACAACAGACACTACGCAGAAATACTAAGACAAGTAAAAGAAGAAGGACTGACTATTAAGGACGCAGAGTAGTGCGATGCTTGACCCATTAACAATTAGTGCGGCTGTCGCAACAGCAAACACAGCTTTCAATGGGTTAAAAAGAGCTTTTCAAGTTGGCAAAGATATCCAGAGTATGGGGAATGACTTATCCAAATGGATGAGTGCCGCATCAGATATCGAGAACGCACAGAAAAGAGCTAAGAATCCTTCTTTCATTACTAAACTTACACGCAGAGATAGTATCGAGCAAGAAGCTGTCGAAGCATTAACCGCAAAAAAACAACTTGAAGCACAGCGATATGAGCTACAACAGTTTATTAAGTTTAGACATGGTGTCCAAGCTTGGAACGAGCTTCTAAAAATGGAAGCAGATATACGCAAACGTAGACAGAAAGAGATATACGATAAACAAATATTGCGACAAAAGATAATTACAGTTATTGTTTTAATACTTTGTGTTATAGTTGGTATGGCTTTATTACTTGCTTTTATATACGGATTGGTACAACTCGATAGGGGAAACATAGGCTAATGACACCAGAAACGCTCGACAAGTGGAAAATCCTCCCACGCTTGATGATGCTAGCTATGACCTGTGTTTACGTTAGGTGTATCGAGTGGGCATTGAGCCAGCCTGATTTGACCACACAACAAGCTGGCTTAGTGTCTGTTGTTACTGGTGCTATGACTGGTGCATTTGCAATCTGGTTAGGAAAGGAAACAAGCAATGAAAGCTCTGTACGATAAGCTAACAGACCGACAGAAAAAAACTATGATGAAACATAGTAAACATCATTCTAAAAAACATATGGTATCTATGGCTAAGATGATGGCTAAAGGAACTTCATTCAGTGCCGCACATAAAAAAGCAATGAAAGATGTAGGTAAATGATATTTAAAGCACTACAACTTGTTGGTGGTATGGCATCTACATGGATAGAGTCTAAAGCTGAGTCACAAAAACTTAACCTGGAGATAAAAAAGAAGCAGTTAACTGGTGATATTGACTGGGATCTCGAGGCTATGAAAGGATCTCAGTCTAGCTGGAAGGATGAATATCTTGTAATTTTATTTAGTATACCTCTTATTCTCTGTTTTATGGGTGAATGGGGTAGGGATATAGTAGAACAGGGTTTTAAAGCCTTAGAAACGATGCCTGAGTGGTATCAGGTAACTTTAGGTTGTATTGTAGCCGCCAGCTTTGGCATACGCTCAGTGACTAAATTCTTTGGGCTACGAAAGAATGGGAAATAATTGGGATAAACGTCGTGAGAATCTTCGCATACATAGGGATTGGGATATTAGAAACTTTAGGAGAAAAGATATGGCATTTAAATTATCACAACGGTCGCTGGATAGACTGGATGGAGTACACCCTAAACTTGTTGAGGTTGTTAAGAAAGCGATTGAGTATACGGATGTAGACTTTGGAGTTATCTATGGTGTTCGTGATTTAGAAACTCAGAAGAAGTTGTATGAAGCTGGTAAATCACAGACGATGACCAGCAAACATTTGATACAAGAGGATGGTTATGCACATGCCGTTGATCTTATGGCTTATGATGGCAGTAATCCATCTTGGGATATTGTGGATTATGATAACATAGCTGATGCTATGCGTAAGGCTGGCAAAGAAGTTGGAGTTGATTTAGTTTGGGGTGCGGCATGGCACAAGCTTCTTACCATGTCACCGGATAGTGCAGAGGATTTAATGAATGACTATATCGACACAAGACGAAAAGAAAATAGACGACCCTTCATCGATGGACCTCACTTCCAACTCCACACCTAGTCAGTTAGCTTTTGATTTTGATGATTACGATGGGCCGCCAGAGTTGTGGCTATTGCATTTGTGGGAAACAACAGTCTTACCTTAGTCTTGTCCACCCAAAAAGTTGAACATCATCATAACCTTTGTCTAGCCATTCGTTGTATGCTCTTAAGGCATCTTCATATTCAACATAATAGTCAGGTGTAGCACCAACCCAAATTATATAATTATATTTCATCTCTCCCATAGCTTTTTCCTTTCTATATATAAAGCAATGATATCTTCAAAGTTGTCTGGTTTGCGAGGCGGTATTGTACTGTATATGTTGTATGCCTCAAAACATCTGTTTTCGTTATAGACTTGTTCGCTTAGTTTCTGACATTCTCTTGCAGACTCGAGATCAATAGTCAGCATGAGAATGATAGTGTGTGTCATCTTTTCTATCATAGTTATCTCCGCTGGTAAAACTAGGAGGTCTGGCAAGCAGAGCAGTATTAGACCTCCTAGCATGTTTTAGGATTAGTTTATTTGGAGAAAACTATGTTCCTAAAACGGTATTTCATCATCTTGAAGTTCTTTGTCAATATTATTTTGTTCTGCTGATGCTCTTTTTTCTGTAACCTCGAGCGATAATATTTGACCAGCTTTCGAGTCTTTTAACCAAGCGGCGATACGCTTCTCTCCAGAGTTAACACCTATTACACCAGATATCTGTGGTGCTGATGGATTGTCTGAGGAGTTATCCCACATGCGTCCTACTTTCACATACACATCTCGAACAACTTGTCCGTCTGGCATTGTATCTCTTGTGATAGCGATACGTTTTTCTTCACCATCATCATTAAGAGTACCAGTACCAATCAGACTAAGATTTGTTTTTGTCTGCATGTAAAGCACACCTTTGTTATTGTTATCGTATTGTTGATCCATATTACCTCCTATTAAATTAATGGATTTTTAGTATTTTTATTATTTCCAGGCTCATACTTATTGCCGTCATATTTGCCAAGAAACATATCTGCATCACACCCTATGTGCGATAGAGCTTTTGTTAGGGCATCGGTCATTGCTGATTTAGTAGCTTCTTCATCACTAATCCTTCTGACCAAAGGCTTGCCATTAACTTGTGCATTAGAAATAAATGTTCGACACCCAGCAACTGGTCCAAATTTATTTTCTGGTAAAGTATGCCAAACAGTGACGCGTGCAACTACCATCATCACATCAGCATAACATGGATAATCATACTCGACATCATATCCCCACCCTATACCAACTGGACCAAATGTTTCTGTCATCTTTTTAATCTGATATTGCGCATCAACAGTATTAAAAGATCGAGAACCTATACTTACTTTCTTCATATGCTTCTGATCTGTTTCACATATTGCGTTCCATATAGCCATTCGATCTTCATACAGCTTTGATTTTTCTACTTTATTCATGCTTGCTCCTTTACTTTTATAGTTCTTCTTTTGTCTGTTACGTTTACAGATAATAAATCACAATCCATCTGATATACATCTGGTGGTATGTGGCTCATCAATCTTTTTTTTGCTGACTCGTTTTTCTTTGCAGACTCGAGCGTATCAACATAGTCGTGTGCATCAGCCATGAACTCATTACTGCTGTTCATATCTAGCTTTACTTTCCTATCAATCGCGATGCTTGAAATATCTGGGGTTTCCGCATCACGATTGCTAGGAGGTTTCTTCTTCACTACATGTTTCCAAAACTCTTGAATTTTACCAAGCATCTTGTATGAGTATTCTGGGTCGTATGCAATATGTTTTGACTCCCATTTACTGTTGCCAAATATAACAGATAAGAAACAGCCATCTGGTTTGTAGTTATACTCTTCACAATGTTTATTATGTAAGTGCATATAGAACTGTATCTGCGGCATGTATCTTTCGATTACATCGGTCATGTTTGTAAAAGCATTGGTATGTTTTGCTTCAACAATGTAGCTTTTATTTGCACTATCTATACACATCATGTCTGCTGTACCTTTGAGGGGTACATAGCCATCATCATATCTAAACTCATGTTGAAGTTCGCGCTCAGTGCCAGCCATTTGATAGCCAGGTGAGTATGACTGCACCCACCAATCAAGATTAAACTGCTCTGTGTGTATACCAAGCTGAACTGGTAAACTTTCTGAAAGATCTTCCGGTTCAACTATACCAAGCTTCTCTTGATACAAGTCAGACCATTCACCATTCATAATCCTGATGGCATCTGTGCCACCGATAAAATTTTGTCTATCCATAGTTTTCTCCTTATTTATATGGCTATATTAGTTTCACTTCTGCAACTCGTCAACTTTATTTTGAAACAATTCGAGATAAATTTTACGCATCTCATACTCTTTCTTTACCAATGCGTAAACATCAGAGTAAGGTGGTAGAATACGAAAACTCTTAATAGATTGATTGTAGATATGCATAATGCAATCTGCTGGTAGATCTATTAAACTTTCGATCATAATATCTACACGCGTACTACACTCGTCCATACTCGTTTCATAAGGACGCTGGAATAAGTACTTCCATCGAGAGAACAACTGCTCAACTCTCTCTCTTTTGTGTGGTGTTAGATATGCTTCGACATTTGCAACGGCGGCAATAGCATCAGGAAGTTTATCGACTTCGATGTTAATACCATTTACGCGAACAGTGGATAACGCATTGAGCTCACGAACAAGTTGTGCATTTGCTCTTGATGGATCACGAAAAGAAAGGAGGGTAGCGACATTGCCACCCTCACTGATTGATACGACTTTAGACATGTAACCTCCTATGCTGATTTAATTTCTAACGCAACTTCAACTGCGTTTTGTAGTTTTGGTAGTGCTGACTCAAGTAACTCAGTCAGTAATTTTATTTTTGTAGCCATGTTGTCTAATGACATCGGCAATGATACATTAGTCATTTCATCAATGACTCGTTTAGTATCGTCCATTTGAAGTTTAAGCTGTTTGTCATCAGCTTTTTCTCCAGCAGTTTCAATACAAAAAAAGTAATGGTAAACTTTGTTTGATAAGTCCTGCATTTTCCAAAGCTGTTTGCTGGTTGCAATGCGTTTTGGATTTTCACCACCAGTATAACCAAAGAAATATTTTGATTGTACAGTATTTAATGGTTCATATTTAAATGTGTGTATAACTTTCATGTTATCCTCCAATAAGTTTTTTAAATGTTGATTCCCATACTCGGTCACTAATTATTACACAGTATCTAGGGTCGCCAGTCTTACGCTTACAGACTGCGATATCCCTATCTTCTAAGAGATTGAATACGTTTGGAAACGAACTCTTGTCTCGATACTTTACTTCTACAAAGAGAACCTGACCATCAATCTCGATAGTCAAATCCCCTTTGTATTCACCACCTAGACTGCCCGATAGTGGTTGCTTCTTTGTTTTTATTCCCAGGCTATTCCATAGCTTTAGAAACCACCTTTCGTGGTAGCTTCCTTTTGCTTTACTTTTGCTAACCATGTGTCCTCCTCATAACATCTCATGCAGATAAGACTGCTTTTGTACAGAAAGACTACAAAGTAAATACACTCTTTGCCACAAGCATCGCATATAGATGTTGCTCTTTGCTCGAGACCTTTACTTTTTTTTGAGCGTCGCAAGCTGGTCAATAGCTCGTTCAATCTTGATAGCAGTTTCATAGCGTAGCTCTGTGCCTTTCAGTTGTCGATAGTAGGTGGTCTTCGATAGACCAGCCCAGTTAAAAGCTTCACGCAAACTGACCTTCTGATTCTCTGATTGAACTGTTAGTTGTTCCAAATAACTTTTCATAGAATCTAGGTCTACTACGCTTTGCTTCTTGATACAAGTATCTATTGATTGTTTTTGTACCCAATGCGGTAATAAAATATTTTTTGATTGTACCAGCACCATTGTTGTTAGAATACAACACTCGCTCTACATCATTCACTCTTACAGCTACTATGAATCCATACTTGTGTTCGAGCGTGTGTAATGTTGTGCTGATTGTTCCTTGCTTGATATCAGGCAACTCTTTCCGAATAACCCTATTTGTTATTCTTGGAGGTTTTGGGTTTGACTTGTCGTGATATAGCTTTATTGTAGCTAGTATACGAACTTGAACTGACGAAAGTTTTTTCATGATAGTATCCTTCAAACTGGGGAGGCTTTGACACCTCCCCTTTTTTGTATCAGACCACGCTGGTTACTGTATGGTGGTTTGTGCCAGAACTGATACATGTTATGGTTGCATTGCTTTTTCAGTTAGGTCTTCAATAACTAAATCCATTAGAACTTCCATTGGAACATTAGTTGTCTTGATACCTACTTCATCACAATAGTTTAATAGGTCGAGGCAAGGCATTGCATTTACCTTGTCCTCGATACCAGCTAGTATGACATCATTAATTGGATGTGACATCATCACTACCATAATGAATAGTTCTACCATCTGTTTCTTCTTCGTTCGGTAGATTCAACTCGTTACGCATATCATCTACAAAGTTGAACTTATCAACTACACACTTCAATGATTTGTATATACCCTTCAAATCATAGCGTGTATCAAATGATGGGAATCGTTGCTCATCTTCATGCAATGACTCATAGAATAGCATGTCTGCTCTGAGTCTTTCTTCAAGTGTTACCATTTGTTTTCCTCGTACTGTTTTCATTAGAATAGTTCCTTCTGTTTTGGCTCATCGCCTAGTGATTGTTTTATGCCAGACAGAAACTCCTCATTGCTGGTTGCTTTATCGCAATGAGTTGTACCTCCGTAATGTTCTGATTTGCGCGCCAGCATATACGAACGATACCCAGTTTCTGTCAGCGGACTC